TGTATTTGGTGTTACATCTCCTACTCGAAAAATCATTGGAACTCCTGTTCTATCGACAGTCACTAAAAGTGCTGGAAAACATCGAGCATATTCCAAATCAGCATTGCTAATGAAAAATTTGCTCATATCTTTATAAGTTGGTAAATTTGCATCCATCTGATATAAAACGGAATCATTTCCAATTCGATATAAAGAAGCATGTTGTAAAGAGCTTCTAAACGTTGTTGGTCCAATGATTATTGTAATATCTGTTCCTTGTGGTCTTAATTTTCCTTCGGGATCACAAAATAGATGATATGGTGTTAAAAGACATCGTCCTCCAACAAAAATACAAACCATTCCATAACCTCCTACTGAAATTCTTCCAATTTGAGGTGCAACTTTGTGCATTGCTATTTCAAGTGCATTTTGATCTATACACCCTTCTGGTGATGTTTGCATCATTCGTTTAGTAACAGGTCCATTCTCATCTTCATAATCAATAACTGTTCCATCAGCCATCTTAATATTCAATGATCCTTCAGCTTTGGCTGGTCGTGGTGTTACCATACGAGGATGGAAAATATTTGTCTTCTTATTTCCACCTTTCATGTGATGACCAGAGTAAACTCCTTCTGCTGACATAAGTCGATGAACTTTAGGATCTCGTAAAACTTGATCTATAATAGATTCAACGTCTTTATCTGATATATTTCGAAAAACGTCATGTTTATCCATTTCCGTGTCCCAAAATTCTACCATCCAAGGTGTAATATTTTTCAACCCTGAATAGAGACGTTCCCATCTTCCCTCAGCATCAATTAATTGAACTCGTGGATGTTGTAAAACAGTCAAAGCTTTTTGTATGGCAGGTGCCATATCTTTTCGTTGAGTTGTTAATTCTTGATCTTTCTTGCATTTAGCTGTATATTTCATAATTCCAAATCCAATTCCGACAAATCCAGCAACAATTCCCATAATGGGTAAGCAAGTTTTCATTGCTTCATACCATTTAGGTTTTTCTGCTTCATCATCAAGTTGTTTTAATGCTTTATAAAACTTTTGTCCTTCGACGCCAGAATATAATCCGCGCTGACTAGGTTGTTCTAATGCATTATTTGCTGTCATAAAAAGATGAAAATCAGATGCTAAACCTTGTGGTGTAATAGGTTTAGGTGCTGCTTGTTCATAATACGATCGCCGTAGATATGGATTTTCTTGAATTCTTTGAATTGCTTGAAGTTG